GTCCATATGTCCTTTGATTCCGTTTACAGTAATTTCTTTTTGCATATCTGTAAGCTTGTGTCCAGAAAGTTTAACAAAAAACAAAAGTAAAACCTCAAGTAAATGTCCGTATAAAAACTTAATTTGTATATTGGGTTCTAGTTTTTCTGTTGTATCTGATTGTGTATGAGCATCAAACCATAAACGTCTTTCAGGTTTACCTATGTTTGACATACGTAATATTTCTTTTTGAGTTCTGTCTTGAGGAGTAGACCAATGTCTTAAAGCATCAGCCATATCTTTACCAAACTCTTCATACATTTCTTCGGATATCTTTAACTCCTTACCTTCTGTTAAAGAATCTAAAATTTTGTATATGTCTGGAACTAAATTATTTAGCTTTTTCATTTTCTGATTCCTTGAATGCTTTAATAACATCCGATGAAAATAGTTTTTGTAAATTTACTAGAAACATTTTACTTGCTTTATGGTCTCCACCACTTACAGTTTTAAATGTATCTAATTTATCTACGATAGTTTTAAGTACATCTGTTTTAAAAACTAATGTACAAAATTCATTATCACCAACACATAAATTATGAAACCAATAATCAGATTCAGTTGCTCTTATACCTGAAGGCTTACCGTATGATTCGTATTCTATGCAAATGTTTCCTGTGTTTTGCCATAAATCTTTTTCAGATTTAACTTCTATTTTTTTATTGGTAAGCATCTCTGCTATTTTTTCTTCTCTTATTGTACCATAAGTTAAGTCAATGTCAAACTTTTTTCTATCTTCTATTTTAGGTTTCATATTTTTCCTTGTAAGTATTTAATATTTCTATAGCTTTATCTGTATTTATTTTTATCCATTCTCCGTTGTTATCTTCTGCAAAAAATTTCATAAACTCAAGTACTTTTTTTTCAGCTTTGATTTGATTTTTTACTGTAATAATTTTAACAATTTTAAAATCTTTTAAAGGACAACCTGCTTGAAACTGTGATAATCTTTTATCTGCATTTATACTTTTACCAACTTTAATCCAACCTTTCCAAGCAGGATTAGAGATAATATATATTTCTCCTTTTGCTTTTGACAACCACTCTCCTGTTCCATATTTTTTATCCATATGTTTTTTTAATCCGGGAGCTGATAAATGTCTTTTAGTTTTTTCTTTTAAATATTCACAAGCTTTTCTTAAAGACATATTGTTTTTAAGTATTTCATTTTCAACATATTCTAGTTCTTTTAATTCAGTTTCTATTGCATCTAACAAACCTGTTTCTTGATTAAATGTATACCCAAAATTAATAGTAGACGTTTTTCTTTTAATGGGTTTCATACCAACTGTCTCCTATTTTATATTCGCCTGTTAAAGGACATCTCATGTTGTAATGTTGTCCTGCTTTTTCTATGGCTTCTACGCCTAGTCTTCCTACAAAGTCTGCCTGACTTTGAAGAACTTGTATCTGCCATTCATCATGTATGTTTGCAACAAATTTAGCATCTAAAGTATTTAATCGTATGTGATTATCTAGTATTACTAATCCCTTTTTCATCACGATTGCTCCTCCACCTTGTAATAAGGTGTTGAGTGCAGCATGTTTATGTCTTAGTAATATCTTACGACCATCTAGCCCTTTGAGATATCCCTTTTCTGCAGCTCTATCAACTCGTTCCTTAAGAGTTCTAAGTGCTGGTAGACCAGTAAGAAACCGTTCTCGCAATCGTTTACCATCGTTTCTATTTCCTTTAATGATGCTTCCAATTTTTTCATCTCCTGCCCCGTAAATGAGTGCATAGATGAAAGTTTTTGCCTCATCTCTTGATTTAAGTCCAGCAAATTGTTGGTTAGCTGTGTGAATATCTCCGTTGATAATTTCATTTATATACTCCTCGTCAGCCATATAGTGTGCTAACATTCTTAGTTCTAAACCACTTGCATCTATACCTACAAGCTTATAACCTTCTGGTACTGTCCAACATGAACGACATTCTTTACCATAAGGACTATAGACTGCCGGTACTTGTGCCATGTTAGGATTTCTATGAGCCATACGACCAGTGATAGCACCAGTACTTATAACTGAACCATGTACTCTATTATCTTTTTCAAGAGCTTCTATCCATGAATGGACTTGAGCTAATCTTTTTTGATATAAAAGAAAGTCTGCTATAAGCTTTGCTTCTTTTATGTGAGTAATTTTTTTAAGAGTATTTTCATCTACAATAGCTTGACCTGTTGGTGTAAATTTATTTGGCTTCCAACCAAGCTCTTGTAATCTTTGCCCAATTTGTTTTCTAGAACCTAGATTAAACTCTTGTAATGTCTTTCTCATGAAAGGTTTTCTTTCAAGCGTACCCTCTATTATATCATTGTACTCTTGTTCTGTCAATCCTTGTTTAGAAAGTTCACCATTTTTTTTCAATTTAGGTGTTATCATTTTATCGTCTATCCATATTGGCTGAAATGTTTCGTGTACTTTATCTTCAGTTTCTTTAAGTTTAGATGATAGTTCTGCTGTCAAAAGCATAGCTTCTTTCTCATCAAATAAAAATCCATTTTGTTTTTGTTGTTCAAGAATATGTGTAACTTTATGTTCTAACTTTATACATTCTTTTGAAAAACCAATAGATTCTTTTTTTAAATAATTAAATAATTTATAATTTATTTCAACATCTCTTTCACAATACGATAACATTTCTTTTGTAAAAGCTGACCATTCAGGCGAGTCTTTCTTAGGTAGTCCAAGTTTATAACCCCACTTGGCTATACTATGACCACCCTCTCTTGTAGGATTAAGTAGTCTAGATAGCACAAGTGTATCAACAACTTTATCAGCATGGTACAAATCAATACCAGTAAGTTTTTTAATCACTGGTATATCATATCCCAATATGTTATGACCTATAAGTCTATCTGCTTTTTGCAGAAACTTTACGCCTTCAATTAAAGTATCTTCGTAGAAATGATAGAACTTTCCTAGCTCATCTTGTGCTACAAGACACCAAATAACTGAAGGATTTAATCCGTCTGTTTCTATGTCAAATACTATTTGCATATGTTTCTCCTAAAAAGGTATGACTTCTTCATCAGCAGAGTTTAACATTTCATTGTCTTCATACTCTGAAAGTCTACCTGTTTCTTTATCGTATACTAAAGCACAAGCCATACCTACATCACCTGTATATCTAGATTTAAGTATACGTAGTCTTGTGGTTCTTGATTCTAAATCATCATCTGACTGTTGATTTCTTTCAAGTGCAATCACACAATCAGAAAGTTGTGCAATACTATTAGAGCCACGAAGATGTGATAAGCTTACACTAATACCGTTCTCATGTCCTTTGTTGCCTTCGATTCTACGTAAGTGTGATACAAGTATTATACCTGCACCTGTTTCTTCTACCATGCTACGTAGTCTGTGCATGATATTATCAATAGCACGTCTTTCATCACCTTCAATCATAGAACTTACAAGCATATGTAAGTGGTCTACGATAACCCATTTACAATCACAACCAACAATCAAATATCTAAGCTTTGCAAAGATAGCATCGATATCATTAGCTCCAAAGTGTGCATGAATAAATACTCTATCGTTACCAAAGACTTTATCAAACATGTGTATTAATTTAGACTCTCCATATTCATCACGTACACTATCAATAAATAGTTTGTCACTTGCTTCGATAGAAAGTATACCATCAACTGTACGTTTCCAATCCTCTTCAAGTGCTATGATACCCACGTTATCATCTGTCTGATTGATAAGCCAATGCTCAAGCTCTCTTGTGATACTAGACTTACCGAGTCCTGTTCCACCTGTAAGTGTTACAAGCTCACCTGCTCTAAGACCTAAGAGCTTCTTGTTAAGACCTTCCCAAGGATAAGGTACGCTTTGTTTACGTTCTCTGTTTAAGAAATCATTTTGTTTCTCTGATACCCTGATGATACCACTAGGTGTATAAACCTGTGCATCCCACCAAGCTCTTGTAAAGTCTTGATGTTTGCCTTGCTTTAGCATATCGTTAGGGTCTTTAAAACCGTTAGGCAACGTAACTATTTTTGCTTTCCCGGGCTTGATTATACTCGCAACTTTCTGTGCTGATTCTATACCTGCTTTGTCTTTGTCAAAACATATCACAACATTATCAAAACTTTCAACATACTCAAGGCTTTCTTTTACGTCTTTAACTGCTGAAGCAGCACCACGTTTAATAGATACTACAGCCCACTTAGAGCCTAGTAGCTCATAAGTAGCCATAGCATCACACTCACCTTCAACTATCGTAAGATATTTTCCACCTTCTTTGAATAAGTTTTGTCCAAATAAACCTGAGTCTTGTATTGTTCCTTCAAAAGCAAATCTTTTATCTCTTACATATCTAATTTTTGTAGCACACTGCTCATGATTAATATAAAACGGATAAAGATGTTGAGCTAATTGACCTGCTGAATCATACACAACTTTAACACCGTATTTTTCAGCTGTCTCTTTAGAAATATTTCTATCTGTAAGCTTTGCAAAGATACCTCCATGTGCATTAACACTTGGTTTAGGTGTTGATTGTTGAATATAATTTGTCATGTGTGTTACTTTTCCCTCATAATTTGTATAAAATTTGTCACAACTAAAACATTTTGCAGACCCATCTTCATTTACAGAGACTGCATCTTTACTACCACATTCGTGACAAGGAACGTGATACTTCATAAATTTACTTTGTTCTTGCATATATTTACCCTCGTTTAAAATAAGAAAGCCACCCTGTTTTACGAGAGTGGCTTAGTGTGGAGATATCTATGTCGAGATTATTCTTCAGTAGAAGTTTCCTCATCAACACTTTCTTCTTCAACCTCTACCACAGCTTCAGGACAATCTTTTAAGAGGGTTTCAAGATTGTTTCTGTGTGCCTGACTGGCAAAGTTTAAAGCTTCTAAATGAACTTCCAATGTGCCTACTTTATTGATAGTAATACGAGCATTGTTTTGTATTTTTTCATCTTTAATATTATTTACATC